CAAAGCCCAGTGATGGGCCGGGGTTTGTAACTATTTTCGGTGATGCGGGTAACGGAAAAACAAGCCTTGCGGCGACGTTTCCCAAGCCTGTTTTTATCCGGGCAGAAGATGGATTGAAGGCTGTTCCATCCGCAACGCGGCCTGATGCTTTCCCATTGCTTAAAACAGCGCAGGACTTGTGGGATCAAATCACGGCACTGATCAAAGAAGATCATAAATACGAAACTCTTGTGATTGATAGTGTGTCAAAACTTGATGTTTTGTTCACCGAAGAAATTATGAAAAATGACGGTAAAGATAACCTTGCGCAGTGCGCGGGCGGTTATGGCGCTGGCTTTCAGGTTCTATTCGGGATGCACCAACGGGTTCGCAAGGCGTGTCAGGTGTTGCAGGAAAAGAAAGGCATGAATATTGTATTCATTGCCCATGCTGACATTGACAAGATTGAACCGCCTGACATGGCGGGTTATTCGAAGTACGTGATGAAGATCACCGCAAACAACAAAGTCAACTGCGCCGATCCTTATATTAATGATGTTGATTTGGTAGGTTTTATCAGGTTGCAGACTTATGCAAAAGGTGAAGCAAAAGAGACTAAACGGGCTATTTCAAGCGGCGCGCGCGAGTTGGTTTGTTTTGCCGCGGCGTCTAATGTGTCGAAAAACCGTTTTGGCATTACTGAGGCTTTGCCAGTTGAATTGGGCGTTAATCCGTTGGCGGGGCGTGTTCCGTTTATTCATGCAATCAAAAAAGAGGCTAAGTAAATGTCGTATTGGGATTTGAGTGACGGTGAAACTGTAAGCACTGAAAAGGAATATGAAGCCCCTAGCGGCGGCGGAAACCTTATTTTGCCGGAAGGCAGTTCAGTTATGGCGTCGATTGACGAATGCAAGTGGCAATCTTTCCAAGGCGGCGAGGAACATGTTTCAATCCGCTGGAATATTCTTGCACCAGAGGAATATCAGGGCCGAAAGATTTTCCAGAAAGCTTACCCTGATGGCGATACTGCCCGCAATACTGATCCTGAAAAGGCGAAGAAAAAGTGCGACACTGCCAAGCGCATGATTGCGGCGATTGATGCCAACTGTGGCGGCAAGATTGTGAAGTTGGGGCGTAAGCCTACCGATGAAGATTTTGCGATGCACTTGACGAATAAGCCGATGGTTATTCGTTTGGGCCTGTGGGAAATTAATGGCAAGACTGGCAATTGGGTTCAGGCTGTTTCACCGTCATCTAAACCAGTTGCAGTTGACGCGTCTAAGGTGCAAAAGGCCGCTCCAAAGCAGCAAGTGTCTAGCGGTGGCGGATCGCGTCAAGAAATGGATGATGAAATCCCATTTTGATCTAGACATATAACCTAAGGGCGGCTATAATGGCCGCTCTTACATTGGATAGGATAGATGATATGGAAGCAGAACAAAGATCACCCGAATGGTTTCAACAGCGCAAAGGTCGCGTGACTGGATCAAACGTCGCGGCCATTCTAGGCGATGATCCATATCGCACGGCTGATGATGTGTTGCGCGCTATGGTTCGGGATTATAACGGCATTGAAAGCGAGTTCCCAGATAATCCTGCAATGGCTTGGGGGCGATCAAATGAGGCAAACGCAATTGGATTGTTTGAATTATCCACCGGGCTTGATGTGCAGAAATGCGGTTTTTTTCCGTATGAGGATTGGCTAGGTGCAAGTCCAGACGGATTGATCGGCGACGATACAATCCTAGAGTTCAAATGCCCCTACGGTATCCGCAATAAGCCCGCCCCTGTGCCATTTAAACGGCTGGATCAAACTCATTATTTCGGGCAAATCCAGATTGAAATGCTGGCAACTGGCCGGACCAAGGCTATTTTTGCGCAGTGGACGCCAAACGGTGAATATGTTGAACATGTTGATAGTGATGTGATTTGGCTTTTGGAAAACCTGCCAAAATTAAGTGCGTTTTATGATCTATACCTATCTGAAATTGACAACCCTGTGCATCTTGAACCTAAGCGGCTTGAGATCAACACGCCACGACTTGCGCAGTTGATTGCGGAATACGACGACATGAAAGAGGCGCAAGACCGTGCAAAAGAACGTATTGATGAAATCATGGATATGTTGCAAGAGGCGGCATGTTACAAAGATGCTATGATTAATGGTCGCAAGTTGACTAAGGTATCTAAAGCTGGCGCTGTGTCATACGCCAAGGCAATTAAGGATTTATTGCCGAAAGCTGATCTTGCACCATATACTGGCGCGGCATCGTCTTACTGGAAATTCACTTAGCCATGTTGCGCCCTTATCAACAGGAAGCCCATGATAAAATCATGGGACATATACGCTTGTCCCGTGATCCATGCTTGGCTGAAATGGCAACAGGGGCGGGTAAAAGCCATGTAATCGCTGCAGTTGCCAATTCAGTTCATGCCATGAGTGGCGGGAAGTCTGTATTGGTTTTGCAACCGTCTAAAGAATTAACCGAGCAGAATCACGCGAAGTATTTAGAAACCGGAAACCGCGCATCTATTTTTAGTGCATCGGTTGGCACAATTAGCACCAAATACCCGGTTGTTTTCGGAACTCCGCTTACAGTCAAGAATAAGCTATCGCGTTTTGGTGATAAGTTTGCGATGATCATTGTCGATGAGGCGCATGGAATAACACCTACTATTATCACAATTATTGACAGTATCAGGGCTAAAAACCCTAACGTCCGGGTTGTTGGACTGACCGCAACACCTTATCGCTTAGGGACGGGCTATATTTACAAGATTGATGAAAACGACAAGCCCGTTCCTGATTTTCAAACTAAAGACCCGTATTTTACTAAACTTGTTTGTAAGGTGACTGCACGGTTTTTGCTTGATCTTGGTTTTTTAACACCAGTGGTTATTGGCAATTCAGGCGCTGGACACTATGACACAACAGAGTTGACCGGAAAGACGTTTGACAAGTCGGCAGTTGATAGGGCTTACAACGGGCATGGCAGACTAACAGCACAGATCGTCGCTGACATTGTGGCTCAATCTAGCGCCCGCAAAGGGGTACTATTGTTTTGCGCCACTGTGCAGCACGCAAATGAGGCATACGCTTCCCTTCCCCCTGAAATCAGTGCCTGCGTTGATGGCACAACCGACAAGGATATGCGGGCGTCTATCGTGAGGCGGTTTAAGGCTGGGCAGTTGAAATACCTTGTCAGCGTGGGAGTTTTTACCACGGGGTTTGATGCCCCACACGTTGACGTTGTGGCAATGCTACGACTAACGGAAAGCCCCGGACTGTTACAGCAGATTATTGGCCGTGGGTTGCGTCTAAATCCCGGCAAGGTAGATTGCTTGTTTCTGGATTATTCAGAAAACATTGAACGACACTTTCCAGACGGTGATATTTTCGCACCGGATATTCGAGTTGGCATGGGTAGCGGTGAAAGTTTTCCAGTTGATTGTGTTTGCCCATTGTGCAGCGGTGAAAATTTATTCAAATCACGCAAAAACCCAGATGGATATGAGATCGACAAGGAAGGATATTTTGTTGATCTGCGGGGATTGCGGATTGAAACAGACTTTGGACCTATTCCGGGTCATAGCGGGCGCAGATGTCAGGCTTTAACACGTGATCGAAAGACGGGAGATTATATCCAGTGCAATTACCGATGGACGTTTAAGCCATGCCCCCATTGCTTAGTTGAAAATGATATTGCGGCAAGATATTGCTGCGAGTGCAAAGGAGAGATAATTGACCCTAATCGCGTTTTAAGGTTAGAGTTTACTACTCTAAAAAAAGACCCTACACGTTTACAGACGGATGAGGTTACGGATTGGACTAAATCCAAGACAATTAGCAGGCAAGGACGTGAGCAATGGAAAATTGATTGGCAGACTAAATATAGGTCTTTTACCACTTGGACAGCGTCAAAGCCTGACAATCAACACCAATGGGCTGATTATGAAAAACTGATGAGTGCGACCGAAGGAATGACATTAGCGCCAAGAACCATAACTTACAAAAAAGATGCCGACAGCGGTTTTTACCGTTTCCTAGCTTTCAATAAGCCATTCGATATTGAGCCGCCAGAGGTTATTGACATTCATAAATAAGTTCTTATATCGAACACACGGGGCTAGTCCGGCCAGACGAACCGCAGATAATCCTACTGCTTGCCCCGTGTTTAATAGGATCAGCTAAAGGGTAGCTTTATGTATTCTGAAAAACCATTCTACGTCTACGTCCACCGTAAAGCTACGGATGGATCAGTTTTTTATGTGGGTAAGGGGAAGGGTAATAGGATTTATTCCAGAACTAGCAGAAGTCAGTATTGGAAAAACATTGTAGCAAAACATGGTTTAACCGCCAATATCATAATGCAGTTTGAAAGTGAAATATGTGCATTTTCTTTTGAACGGGTGTTGATAAGATTATATGGACGTGAAAACCTGTGTAATGCTACAGACGGAGGTGAGGGAATAAGTGGCATGAGGCATAGTGATGAGACTAAAGCTAAAATGTCTGGCCCTAGACCTGAATGTAATAATTGGTTGAGAGGTAAACATATACCAGATTATTTAAAGATAAAGCTTAGAGACGCGAAATTAGGTAAGAAACAATCCGATAAACATGCAAACAAGAGCAGGATTGCGAAACTTGGATTTAAGGTTAGTGATACGTCAAAATTTAACTTGGACAAAAGAAAAATGGTGGTAAGGTGTGACGGTGTAGTTTTCAATAGCGTAAATGATGCCGCAAGAATTATGTCAAAAGAACTTTCCGTAAATGTATCACAGGGTAATATCAGTATGGTTTTGACAGGAGTTAGAAAAATGGCCTATGGATACAAATGGAGTTACCACTCATGATCCTACCACCTAACATCCGCCTATTCGGTGATCCGTCCTACCGTGGCCCGTGTGAAACAGAAAACGCGACGCAAGTGACGTTATTCGCGGCAATCCGTCGCCAGTGGCCAACCACTTGGGGAAAGCTAGCTTTCCATCCGCGCAATGAAGGTAAGCGCACTATCGGCCAAGCCATGTGGCAAAAGGCGGAAGGATTAACAGAAGGCACGGTTGACCTGATCATTCCCGTCATGCAACCCCTTGTGTTGGAACTAAAGCGCAAAGATCACACTAAAAGCAAGTGGCAACCGGGGCAGATTGAATATCTAGAGACCGCGCAAGATGCAGGGGCTTGGGCTTGTGTGGCCTTGGGTTTTGACGCGGCTTGGGAAGCTGTAAAGACATGGCATGATGAAACCCAGTGAACGCATGGCCTCGATCATGGCAGGGAAAGAACCTGTAGGAGACCTAGCGCCGATGGTTGACAGGGAATGCTACCTTGTGGCGTTAAAGGTGATCCGGCTAGGCGACACAAAGGAAAAACGGACATCCATGTTGGCACGGATACCGCAAGTGCACCGTGTTGCAGTAGAAACACACATTAAGCGGTTATGGCCGAAAAGAGAAGAAATAAAGCGTAACCGCTATTTTTAGTCTTGCGGATGGCGGCGGGTTGTGAGACAAGGGGTTATCTTAAACACAGGAGAGCAACATGACCGACATTATCACAGGCCCCGGCAATTTCTGCCGCGCAGACGGGGTGAAGATCAAAATAACCCGTGAAGGGTGGCCGGGAATTTGGGTGTGTAGCGGCGCGCTGACCTATGACGCGGATGGGGCAAAAAGGTCACCTGAAAATTTCCCAAGCAACTACAACCTGATCTCCACTTGGAAGGATCGCCCAGACGAATTTCGCAAGCCCAAGCCCGCCTACCGCAAGGATGGCACAAGCCGCTGGCCCGTTGGCACCCGTGCCGTTCTGGTGGCATGGGAGGATGGACGATCTGACGAAATTGGAAAAACATACGTCGCCACAAACGACGATGGGCATATGGGTCGGGATGATGGGGTTTTCTTTGCGCCGGGGAATGGGGCTTTTCGCAAAGGCCACCGCCCCCTGTTCTGCAAGATCAAGGACGCCGTCCCCAAGCCAGAGCCGCGTGAGTTGGTGCTTTACGGCGAACTTGTTGATGGATTGTGGATGGAATCGATATATACTGGCCACACCCACCGCCTCTCCCTGACCATCATCGGCGATAAGGTCACTGGCGGCACATTGGAGGCGTTGTGATGTTGCCACCCCTGAACACACCCATTGCACATGATGGCAGCGCGACATGGCCGGTGGATCCTGATACGGCAGTATTTGTCACATACCCTTGGGGCGCTGAGAAATTCCACATTTCCGCCCGCCATATCATGTGGGAACACGTATCCACCTACACCATCATCACCCGTGCCCCGGCTGACCGTATTGCGGAGGACGCTGCAAGAATTGCAGCTCTGGAGACGGCTTTATCGGCGATGGTTGATGAGGCCAAAAACAACCCAACCAGTGGCGGCGGACATGTACGCCACTCTGCTATTACGAAAGCCCGCGCCACCCTGAAAGGATCAACCCCATGAACATCGACAACCGGATTTTTGTTGTGATTGCATCGCCGTTTGCGACCATCACCATGCTGCGGGTGATCGTCTGGTTTGCCGGGGCGCAATGGAGTGAACCAGCGATGGCGGCGTTCGCTGGTGTTTTTGTGCTTGGTTTCGCTTGTGTATGGTTTGCATTTTGCGTGACCCATGATGCATGCAACCTTGGTACAACCCGCCTGACACTGTGGAGGAGCGAATGACCTACACCCGCGAAGAAATGGCCGGGAATGCAGACGGCCTTGAGGCCACGGGACTGCTCGTAGCCGCCGCCATGATCCGCCAACTCTTAGCCGAGAACGACGCCCTGCGCGCCTTGACTGAATGGCAGGACATTGCCGATGCGCCCCGGGGCGGGAAAGAGGAGGGCCGAAATGACCTATAGTTTGGAAGAAACAAGGGCGCGTGATGCCAAAGCGCTTTCCGAATTTCTGGCCGGAGATACAGATACTCACCCGCACGGGCTGTCAGGTAAAAGATGGCTTATCCCTAGCGTGAACGATAAACGAAATCTTGACTGTGGGCTACACTCTTTGGGATGCTCCGAATGGGGTAGACATGCTGGTTATCAAGACGATGGGCCGGATATGAAAAGGAAGTCTAGACTATGACCCACCCATTCCGCCTATGGCTTGCCAACCTGATCACAAGGAAACCTAATGACTGATTTATCTGAATACCGCCAATTCATCGCAAGTCGGACAGTTAATCGGCTCAAAAGCGGTTTCCAACCGACAAGCCTTAACCAAGCCTTGAAAACCCACCAACGCGCGACAGTTGATTTTTCTCTTGAACAAGGAAAATCAGCGGCGTTTCTTGATACCGGGCTTGGTAAAAGCCTGATCGAATTGGAATTTGCTCACCAATGCGCACAAGAAACTGGAAAACCAAGCCTGATCTTGGCGCCACTTGCAGTTGCTGGTCAGATGGTCCGGGAGGGCCAGAAATTCGGCATTGACGCACGACAAGTCAAAGAGGCCGCAGACGTTGGCCAAGGAGTCATGGTGGCAAATTATGAACGGTTGCCTAAACTTGACATGTCTGTTTTTGGCGCGGTCATCCTTGATGAAAGCAGCATTCTAAAATCGTTTGTTGGCAAAACCCGAATGGCGCTTATGGATGCCTTTCAAGACTGTCATTATAAACTTGCGGCAACGGCAACACCAAGCCCGAATGATCATATGGAACTAGGCAACCATGCTGAATTTCTTGGCGTCATGCGGCAACAGGAAATGTTGTCTAAGTGGTTTATCAACGACACTTCCACCGCGTCACAAGACTGGCGATTGAAGGGCCACGCGGTAGAAGACTTTTGGCAATGGGTTGCAAGCTGGTCACGTTGCGCCACACTACCAAGTGATCTTGGCGGTGATGATACCGGATATATTCTGCCAAGTATTGATATGCGCATTCATGAGGTGCAGGCGGATACATCGGTTAACACGGCAGGGATGCTGTTCCGTATTCCTGAATTGTCAGCAACATCATTTCACGCCGAAAAGCGCCTGACAATGCGGCAACGTGTCGAAAAGGCAACCGAACTTGCAACTCACGACAAGCCCGTAACGGTTTGGTGCGAAAGCAACGAAGAAAGCGCATTGCTTGCCAAGATGATCCCGGATGCGCGGGAAGTTCGTGGGGATATGACGCCGGATCAAAAGGAGGCGTTGTTGCTAGGTTTTGTTGACGGTGACTTTAGGGTGATCGTCACAAAGCCGAAACTTGCAGGATTTGGTGTAAACTGGCAACACTGCGCCCATGCTGTTTTTGCCAGCGTTAGCTACAGTTACGAACAATTCTACCAAGCGCAGCGCCGTTCACATCGGTTCGGACAACAAGAAACCGTGCGAAATGATGTGGTTATCGCAGACACAGAACGTTCAATCTGGCAAACGGTAAACGTCAAGGCTGAAAAACATGCGGAAATGAAACGTCGCATGGCTGATGCAATGAAAAAAGCACAAACTACGGCGCAAACAAGGGTTGTATATGATAGGCCTTTGGAGTTATGGTTCCCGGAATGGGTAAAAAAAGAGGTGACGCAATGAAACAACCTGAATACCAAGGCAATGGATGGCTAATCCACAACTCTGACTGCATCGAAGGCATGGCGTCTATGCCAGAAGACAGTGTTGATCTGTCTATCTTTTCCCCTCCTTTTGGTGATTTGTTTGTGTATTCCAACTCCGAACGTGACCTAGGCAACGCCGGGACTGGACAGAATTTTATCAACCAATACAAATTCTTCGCTGATCAATTGACCCGCGTTATGAAACCGGGGCGCATGGTTTGTGTTCATTGCACTGATCTGCCGATGCGCAAGGGACGTGATGGCGCGATTGGGTTGCAGGATTTTAGCGGCGATCTGATCAAGGCCCATACCGAAGCCGGATTGATCTACCATGGCCGTGCGACGATCTGGAAAGACCCGGTTGTAGAAATGCAGCGCACGAAAGCGCTTGGTCTGCTGTATAAGCAAATTCGCAAAGACAGCGCAATGAACCGCGTTGGGATGCCTGACTACATGCTATTTTTCCGCAAGGATGGTGATAACCCAGATAGGATTGAACATGCCGCGCCGGGTGATACAGAAGCCGCATTGCCTATCGCCCGTAAATGGTTGGAACATATGCGACGGGAAGGATTGGCTAGCGGCGTTCCTGATGATGATGTGTTGCGCGCATTATTGCCGCATGTCGAATTTGATGTTTACGAATGGCAGAAACTTGCCAGTCCGGTATGGATGAATATCCAGCAAGGCAACGTGTTGAATGGATGGCGTAACGCAAAGGGTGAAGCCGACGAACGCCATGTTTGCCCGTTGCAATTGGACACGATTAGCAATTGTTTGCGCTTGTATTCCAAACCGGGTGATGTCATTATGGACCCATTCAATGGGATCGGCAGCACTGGTTATGAGGCGGTAAGACAGATGCGGCGGTATGTCGGGTTTGAGCTGAAAGCCGAATACGCCGCCCAAGCTGGTAAAAACCTGAAACAAGCCGAAAGCATGGCTGGTGATCTTTTTGCAACACAAGGATGAAACAAATGAACGCACACGCAACCTATGAAGACGAAAGCCTAAAGGTTAACTTTTCGGCTTACCTTGAACGTGACAACAATATGTGGGGTGTGACCGATATCCGCATCGAAGGAATGGAAATTCTTGGCGTAGCGGTTGATGTTGACAAACTGCCCATGCGCTTGCAGGATAACCTATATGTGCTTCACAATGTTCTGGAGTTTGAGTGATGAAAGCCACACTGAATTTTTTTAGTTTCGCAAGTTCTGCTGCAAGTCTTTACTGCATCTTTTATGGCATCATTGATTATGCAACTTTTTTTGCGGTAATGTCTATTTCATTCCGTCTTGACGCAAGGGAGGTTGAATGATGGAATATCGTGACCGAGTGCGAATTGCAGCGATGCAAATTCTAATGCAACAAGGCGGTATTTCTGCCGACGACATTGCAAAGAAAGCGGAAGTTTTTGCGGATGCGATGTGCAGCCAACGTGCGACAAAGAATGTAAAGGACACCCCGCAAAATGACAACTATTGACCTATCCGCAAACAAAGACCCTGCCAATGTTTTGCGCCTTGCGGTTTTGGATGACGTGACGCCAGCCGCGAAAGGAACTGACTTGATCTATTGGCGCGGGATCACTGATTTTGAACCGACTGGTAAGCGTAAGACGGCGTTCATCATGGCCCGATGGCTAGCAGAGAAAAAGCGCGTTGTGTTGTTTCAAACGCGGCAAGGCGACGTGTTTAATTATGTTGCGAGGGTGATGTGATGAATGGTAGATCACCAAGGCCTAGCACTGCAACAACACCACCGCCACCAAAGAAATGAAATTCATCCCTATATCCGCCAATACCCCGCGCGACGGTAGCCCGCTTGTATTGTGTCATAAAGGAACGCCAGTTGCGGAAGTGTTCACCTATGAAAACGGCAACTGGATCAGCGCAGACGGTCTTACGGTTTGGCCTGACAATCCAGAACATGGGCCGTCGCATTGGCTTGTTGACTAGACACAACTAACCACAACTAACCGACTTGCGTTAGTTCTTGCCTGTCTATATGATGGGCGTTCACCCTAAAAGGATACGATATGCAGTTAAAGGTAAAGCGCCTAGATGATCGCGCTAGACTGCCAGAATATGCTACGGAAGGCGCGGCATGTTTCGACATTACGGCAATCAACAAGACGCCGGAAGGCCCGACACGTGCGTCGTTTGGAACGGGCTTGGCGTTTGAAGTGCCGAAAGATCACGTCATGCTTGTGTTTAGTCGGTCAGGGCATGGGTTTAGGGATAACACGCGCCTAGCCAATTGTGTTGGCGTTGTGGATAGCGATTATCGCGGCGAATTGTTCGTAAAGCTAGACCGCAGTGACGGCATGATGATTGATGCCTTGCCGGGTGATCGTATTGCGCAAGCTATGGTTATTCCGGTTAGCCGAGTATCGCTAGTGGAAGTAGAAGAATTGACAGAAACCAAACGCGGGGCCAATGGCCTAGGAAGCACGGGGCGGAAATGAGTGGATTTGAAGACATATTCAATGAAAAGCGAAATCACCCTACGCGATTATTTTGCGGGGAAGGCAATGCTAGTGGTTGGGGTTCATCATGATCTGCCAATGTTAGCATCGCGGTCTTACGCTATTGCAGACGCCATGATCGCCGCGCGGGGTAAAGAATGAACGACTACCAAAAATTTATCGCGTTATCCCGCTATGCACGATGGTTGCCAGACCTTAACCGCCGTGAGACTTGGGCGGAAACTGTTCAACGGTTTGTTGACAATATCGTAAAGCCAAAAGCGCCAGAAATGGCGGATGAATTGTATCGGGCAATTCACGATATGGAAATCATGCCTTCCATGCGCGCCATGATGACCGCTGGGCCTGCGGCGGAACGTGATAACACTTGCATCTATAATTGCGCATATATGCCAGTTGATGATCCGAAGTCATTCGATGAGGCCATGTTTATCCTGCTTTGCGGCACTGGCGTAGGTTTTTCGGTTGAACGGCAATACATCCAGAAATTGCCAGACGTGCCGGATCAATTGTTTGACAGCGAAACCATTGTGATGGTTAAAGACAGCAAGGAAGGATGGTCTAAGGCTTACCGCCAAGTCTTGTCTTTGTTGTGGGCCGGGGAAATCCCAAAATGGGATGTATCCAAGATACGTCCAGCCGGGGCTAAACTGAAAACGTTTGGTGGGCGCGCGTCTGGTCCTGATCCGCTTGTTGACCTGTTTAAGTTCACTATCGCTACATTCAGGAAAGCCGTTAGCAGAAAACTAACGTCGATTGAGTGCCATGATCTTATGTGCAAGATTGGTGAAGTCGTTGTGGTTGGCGGGGTTCGTCGGTCTGCGATGATCAGCCTTAGCAATCTGTCTGACAATCGTATGCGTCACTCCAAGTCCGTTCTATATCCGCACAGTTAGGGGCGATAATAAAGACCCACTAACCATGTTGATGAAAGATATGGGTATTCCGAACGAACCTTGTGCGGTTAAGCCAGATACAACGACTGTATTTAGTTTTCCGCACAAGTCGCCGGATGGCGCGGTGACACGCAATGACATGACGGCGATTGAACAGTTAGAACTTTGGCTAACCTATCAACGCCATTGGTGCGAACATAAGCCAAGCGTGACTATTACCGTTCGGGATCATGAATGGCTGGACGTTGGCGCATGGGTCTATAAGCACTTTGAAGAAGTGAGTGGTATCAGCTTCTTGCCGCATTCGGACCACAGTTATAAGCAAGCGCCATATCAGGAAGTGTCCGAACGGGAATATCTTGACGCGCTAGCCTTGATGCCGGAAAACATCGACTGGTCTAGGCTTTCTGATTATGAGCGAGACGACACCACTAAGGGCAGTCAAAACTACGCATGTTCCGCTGGCGTGTGTGAAATAGTTGATATTTCCTCTTGACACTACCCCGAAGCCTGTCCTATAAAGGGCAGGCTTTAACATATGAGAAGGAAAGAGAGATGATCTACACCCCCGAAAACACTGTCATGGCTGGGATTCGCGCCAAGGTGTTCCTGAATGAAGTCGAACTGCGGGACGTGCAAATTGCGGACACAGATCGCGGAAAGGCCATTGTTACCGCCCGCAAGTGCGACGGACAAATTTCGATCAACTGGAAGGATGGCATTGTGCGGCGCAAGGTTTTGCGCGGGAGAGTTCGAGTTGAACTTTCGGAGATCGAACAATGACAGCCCCCATCCCATCATGGCTACAAACGCCAGACGAGATAAAATCTGGCATGATGAAAATTGACCTGTCATATTTGAACGATCCGAATACGTCAAAAACAACACCATCGCCATACACGTTCAAAGATGACAGTATTGAAATCCAGATACGGCGTCACAGAGACACTGCATCTAGGCTTATCGAGTTGGCATCGTGGAATATGAAACAAGTAGAGGAATTAACCAAATGATCACAACAATTACCCTATCCCGCGTCACAAGTGGCGGGTGGATTGCACGGCTGGACGATACAGGCGACGAATGCTTTGTTCCAGAACGTCAGCTCGACGCCTATGATGGGAACGAATTTACCGCCATCTTGAAGCCGAATGAACGCGGATACCCGAAATGGTTCTGTCATCGGCTACGGCCAACGTCTGTTCTGCTACCGGGTGACGTTTTTCAAGCTATGCGGGATATGCCAATCTTGGGCTACAGTCACGCGGCGGAAATGGGTTACGCGGCTGGACTGTGTGACAAGGTTATCGCCATGCGTGACGGTAAGCCCATTGATTCGGGCGCACGAACATGGTATGTCGAAAATTCCGACGACTGGTATCTGGAGGAATTGGGGTGAACATGACATACCAAATGAACGACATGCTTGTGAAAATGTATCGCATACACGCCCAATACTATCAGAAATGGGCCTATGCGTGGATGACGCTAAGCATCTTGCAAGGCGGCGTCATTTTCCTGTTGACAGACTACCTTATAAATGCGACACCGTAACCACGCAACAACGAAAGGAATACAAGATGTATACACGTAAAGAAATGGAAGACGCCGTAACTTACGGAACGCCAACTGTTTCGATGATTGAACAGCTATTGGCGGAAAATGACACCCTTCGCGGCAGTCTGATGCCAGCAGACCGGACCATATCAAAGCACATGTCACGCGTCATCCCGGCGTCAATCAGAATAGGAAGCACGTTGTCACGCTCAGTTAAAACAAACCGATCATGACGAGCCTGTTCTTCAAGGGTGAACCCGAACACATGACAAAAAGCATCGTTATGTCTTTCCCATTCTTGCCGCGCCTCTTTTTTAAGATGATGAGTGCAAGGCGCGCCCTTTGGAAAGGCCATCGCTTTACGTTTTTGCCAAACCGTTTTTGCGCTGGCGTCCGGGTATTTCGGTGACCGAACTTCTTCTATTTCAATTCCACACCAATCTGCCACGTCCTTCGCAAAGCGACGGTTGTCTGGGTCTTCTTCGGCGATGGGGTTGTTGAGCGCCCGCACATTTTCAGCGCCGTATTGTTCAACAGTCAATTTCAAGGCGCAGGCCGATGGTGCGCCGCATGAAAACCAGACAGCAATCATTTCACCGCCCCCGCAAGCGCCTCTTTCCGGCCTTCCTCGCGCGTCGCCGCGTCACGGGCGGCAAGCCATGCGGTGGCGTCGGTGGGGGCATCAATCGAGGCAGGAAGGCAGTGGATCAGTTCCACCATTGGGCCAACGCGGTCTGGCCCATCCGGGCCTTCGGGGTGAAAGTCTGTGATAAGGTCATCAGCACTCCACCAAGCGTCAATTTTGGCCCGCACTTTACCCGCAGCATCCGCATAAGCCGCCGCTATGGCTTGCGTCCTGACGCCCGCATTGTGCTTTTCCAGCCACTCGGTGGCGTAGTCGTAGGTCATGGCTTGGACAGCGCGCATAATCTGATGCGCAGACATAAAAGAGCAATCTTCCTCAATCATATCCGCCACCGACCCAAACACCATGGCGGCGGCCTCCGCCAGCAGAGGCCGCAGATCCACCGCAGCAAGGGTGCGCTCGGAATGATGCTTCTGCGCCGCCTCAATGGCAGCCCTAAGCGTTGCATGGGGCTCGCCCTGCACAATCGACCAGAAGTGCAGCTGATAGCCTTGCGGTACGTACCAGATGCTATAGTCGCCAGCTTTCCACTTG